GTAGATAATCAAATATCTTCGATCCTGAAGGGTGTTCAAGTATCCCGCCAACGCGCCTTATCCTGTCTACAGACCAAGGTGCAAGCCCTTTTTCTTTCGCTATTTGTTCTGCTGTCATCTTCCCCGATCTTCCTGCCATGTGCGCCAATCTTCCCCAAAATCTACAAGGAGGATGACACACAATAGGACCGTTTCCGTCATACGTTAAAGCATCTCTGTCGGCATCGTAAACATCCCAGTGCTGCCGGAGCTTGTAATCTGAGTCACGTCTACAAAATAACGCTGTATATTTCATCACTCCTCCTCATCACGTAAGCGTTTGTGTTCTTCGATGTCGTCTTCGTACTCTTCCGCGTAGTCAAACTTACCTTCGTCGCGGTCGTGCCAGTCATCGTGCCATGCTTCCCAGCTTTCTCTACCGTTCATAAAACCTCCGTTGTGTGCTTGACAATTCGATAACGTTTACCATTGTCCTGCTTTGTTTGTACATAATGCTTCGCCTCGTCTACGTCGTCAGTTGTAAACACTTGCGACCATACATCGTCGTATAACTCCACTACATATAACGTATTCATTCCGATCATAGTTCCTTATCCTCTCTTTCTAGTCTTTCATCCATTGTTTTTGTCCATAACCTGTAGTAATCCCAAGCCTTCGATGATGCGTCTTTGATACGCCATTCTTTTTCGCTGGTGTACGAAATTTCTCGTTGATGTTTTTCAGCGTATTGCGCCATCTGTTGTAGCTCGAAAAGCTCTTCATCGGTCATCTGTTTAAGGTTAAAAGTGTTTGATATACGCGCCATGTCTTACTCCTAGTCAAACGTTAAAACAAAATGGCCTTCTTCAGGCATACTCCCATCATCTACGCGGTACGTAAAGTGCGTGATCTTTACCGCGTTGATAAGCTGCAAGTCATCTTCACCTCTGCTGTAACAAACCTCTTGCTTCAGGTAACGATCATCCATGCGTAATAATGTTTCAATCAATTTTTGATATGTCATGCCTCTAATACCTCATGTCCTGTTATCTCAATGTGCAACCATCCAAGCCAAGCAATGTAGCTTTTACCGCTAAACTCATCAGCCGGTACATAGGCCGTTGAAAACTTAAATGATCTTGTTAAGTAAATATCAATTAAGTATTTGCTAGTGTCAATAACAATTCCGTTATTGTCTATATTGGCTGGTCCGTTGTAGTACTTCTTCGCCGTTGTAACCCTCATCGTAGCAATCTCCCTTGTCTCTCTAGATCCCGTCGCAGTGCTTTACGTCGTGCTTTGCGCTTTCGTCGTCGTCTGTTACGTGGATCTGTCCAGCTGTCATAGGCTTGAAAGCATAACGCCCATAGTCCGAAGAAGGTTAACAGAATTAAAATGTCAATCATTAATTGGCTCATGCTGCCTCCAAAGTAAACTGCTCATATTCACGGGTAACCGCCATTCGTAGAATCTCATAAGCCATAACAGTCATTTGCTGGTCTAGAGTCTCGCTACCGTCAAACATACCCGAGACACTACACTCCGCATCGATGAATAGGCTTTGATCGTATCGGCGAACGCTTGCGACTAAATCCCATGCCATCGAGTAATAGATAACGTATTGGTTACCGTCTACCGCTTGATGGATTAGTTCTTCAGCATCTCCGCCATATGTGTCAACTTCGCTGATTACTGCTTCGGCTATCTCTTGCGCTTCTGTTTGAATTTCTTGGTAGTTCATGTGTTGTTGCTCCGTTGTTTGTGTTGATGTGTATAGATTAGGTAAAGAGTTTCAAAGAGTCAAAGAATATTTTTTCATAAGCATATAACCAAATGAATTAACAACGACCTATAAAGGAACGCGTGCGCGCGTCTAGCATGGTGACGATACAGTGTCAATAGTCACATCTGACGATGCTATACTGTAAATGCGTACAGTGTCTGGGTTGTCCTGTAGTGGTCCTACCTAGACCCTCACACCTCACCTTGTCAGTTCTGTTTTGGTACTGAGTAGGTTCTGTTTTGGTACTGAGTAGGTTCTGTTTTGGTACTGGCTGTGGATAACTCTGTGGATAACCTGTTGAAAAGCTGTGGATAACTGGGCCGGGGAGGGGAAAATCTGCGCTGACCGACGGGGGGTGCCACTCAGACACAAAAAAGAGTCAAATTAGACCTAAAAACACCCCTAGTTAACTAACAAGAAACAGCATATAAATCAATAACATAGCCAGTGCAGAATCTGGACCGTGCTGGTACAGTTAAAAGGACGTTGTCAAGTGCTTTATAGAAAAATATCTTAAATTATTTTCATCAAAAGGATTGACATTAGAGCTTTTTCATGCTATAATATTAATATATACTTAGAAATACTCTTTAAAGACTCTTTACCGCGCCTTATAAGATAAATTATTATAAGATAATTATTAAATGTATAACTTATAAGGCTTATAAGAATCTTATAAGAGTCTTATAAGAGGGTGTTTATGACTGACAACGCAGTTTCTCCTAAACGGAAACGTGGAAGACCACGTAAAACTGATGTTACTTCTGTTAAAAAAGGTAGTCGCAACGCTGTTGGTCGCCCAAAGGGTGACGCAGCAATCATAAACGAGTATAAAGCTCGTATGTTAGCTTCACCAAAGTCAAGAAAGGTGCTTGATACCATCTTTGAAGCTGCAATGGATAACGATCATAAGAATCAAGCAGCAGCTTGGAAACTTGTTATGGATCGTATCCTGCCTGTTGCAGCGTTTGAAAAGGATATTGTTAAAGATAGTGGGCGTAACGCCATTCAGATTAACATTAGTGGTGTTAGTACTGTAGATGTTGAACAACCTAACATTATAGATGGAGAGGTAGTTGATACAGATGAATCTTAAACACTTTAAACGTGAAGAATTTGACTGTCAAGTTACTGGCACCAACAACATGGAGCGAGACTTTCTAGAAAAGTTAGACGAGTTGCGGGGCGTATGTGGTTTTCCCTTTGAGGTAACGTCTGGTTACCGTCATCCAACGTTGCACCCAATAGAAAAAAAGAAAGCAGTGCCGGGAACACATGCGCAGGGAATAGCGGCGGACATAAAAATAACAAACGCCGCTGACCGCTACACTATCGTGTCTAACGCAGTAAAGCTAGGTTTCACAGGGATAGGTATTGACGATGATTTTGTACATGTGGACACTAGGGGTACAACTCCAGTGATTTGGTTGTACTAATGAAGTTTTCTCATGGTGATGCCCTAACAGCAGGGTCTGCTAACACAATCCTTGATGTCCCTGCAGGGTATGATGCGATTGTTACCTACCTGTTTATTTCTAATACAACAGGAAGCAGCAAAAGCCTTAGTGCTAAGTGGGTACATAACGGTGTAGACATAGACTTTCTAGCGGGTAAAAACGTAGGCAGTGGTGAGTTTCTAGAGTTTGGTGGACAGTACGGTGAGTTTCTTGTAGCAAAAGAAGGAGACACTCTGAGTCTAACACCAGAAGCTGCTTCTACGTTTGTGAGTATTATTTCCTTTGAGTTAGTACCAGCAACACCAAGGTTGAACTTTTGACGGACCTTAATATAGAACTTCTGCCTTGGCAACAAGACGTTTGGGCAGACGATACACGTTTTAAAATAGTAGCTGCTGGGCGACGTACAGGTAAGTCTAGATTAGCAGCGTGGATGTTAATTGTTAACGCACTGCAGGCGGACAAAGGCCATGTATTTTACGTCGCACCTACTCAGGGACAAGCCAGAGACATTATGTGGTCCACCCTCTTGGAACTGGGGCATCCTGTTATTACTGGTAGCCATATTAATAATTTGCAAATTAAGCTTGTCAACGGAGCCACGATCAGCCTCAAAGGTGCAGACAGACCCGAAACAATGCGAGGTGTCAGCCTTAAGTTTCTAGTCATGGACGAGTACGCTGACATGAAGCCAGAGGTGTTTGAGCAAATCCTTAGACCCGCTTTGGCTGACCAAAAAGGATGTGCAATGTTCATAGGCACACCAATGGGAAGAAACCACTTTTATGAACTTTACAAATATGCAGAACTGGATGATGACCCTACGTACAAAGCTTGGCACTTTACATCTTACGATAACCCCTTACTGGACCCCAGTGAAATTGACATTGCTAAAAGGTCTATGTCTTCTTATGCGTTTCGTCAGGAATTTATGGCGTCGTTTGAAGCCCGTGGTTCAGAAATGTTTAAGGAAGATTGGGTTAAGTTTAGTGAAGATGAGCCGGAAGTAGGAGATTATTACATTGCCGTTGACTTGGCAGGCTTTGAAGAAGTTAACAAGAAAAAGACTAAAAACTCTAAACTTGACGAAACAGCCATTGCCGTGGTTAAGGTCAATGAGCATGGTTGGTATGTTGACAATATCATACACGGTAGATGGACACTTGACGAAACAGCAGCTAAGATATTTCAGGCCGTTAGAGATTACCGTCCCGTGTCGTTGGGAATCGAAAGAGGTATTGCTAAACAAGCTGTCATGTCACCATTGATGGACATGCAGAAACGTTATGGTATGTTCTTTAGGGTTGAAGAGTTAACCCACGGAAACAAAAAGAAAACAGACCGTGTTATGTGGGCGTTACAAGGACGGTTTGAAAATGGGTACGTAACGCTAAACAAGGGTGAATGGAACAGCAGGTTTCTTGATCAACTATTCCAATTTCCTGATCCTTTAACACACGATGACTTGATTGATGCACTAGCGTACATTGATCAGTTAGCTAATGTGGCTTACGACTACGCATACGAAATCGAAGACCACGAAATCTTAGACGTAGTAGCAGGGTATTAATATGAGCGAATTTTATGAAAACGACCCACTTATGGTTGAACAGACAATTGAAGAATGGGTCATAACCAAATGTGAGGATTGGCGTGACTATTACGAGTCAAACTATGAGGGAAAATTTGAAGAGTACTATCGATTATGGCGTGGTCAATGGGATCCTGCAGACAGTGAGCGTAGGTCTGAGCGTTCCCGTATTATTTCTCCTGCACTTCAGCAGGCTGTTGAGTCCAATGTAGCAGAGCTAGAAGAAGCTACGTTTGGACGTGGTAAGTGGTTTGACGTTAGTGACAACATGGGCGACACAGATCGTCAGGACGTACAGTTCCTACGTAACAAACTAACTGAAGACTTTGAAAACTGCATGGTGCGTAAAGCCGTAGCAGAGTGCTTGATTAACTCAGCAGTGTTTGGTACAGGCATTGGTGAGATTGTTATTGAAGAAATGAAGGAGATGGCTCCTGCTACTCAACCTATCATGGGTGGTGATCTTCAAGCAGTAGGTGTAAACATTACTGACCGTGTGGTTGTAAAGCTTAAGCCTGTACTACCTCAGAACTTCTTAATTGACCCTGTAGCAACGTCTGTTGACGACGCTATGGGTGTTGCTGTCTCTTATACACATCTGACGCTGCCGACGACTCCTTACGTGT